CAGCAAGTTTTTGATTTCTTTCTTTTTTAATCATTTCAAGTTTTCTATTAGCAGAATCATCTGTCCATGCTTTTTCTTCTGCATTCCTTGCTGTTTCTTCTTCAGATGTAAAAGCTATTTTTTTGTTAGTTTCTTCACCTACAACTGTTATTTGATTATACCTTACCATACTATTTCCTATGTTTGTTTGCATCCATAAACAATAAATTTACCTTTTGCGATATTACCAGTAGAATATGAAAATATAAGACCTGTTGCATCTATCGCTGCAGTATTATTCCAACCCATATGAGCTGAAACCCATCTATTATTAGTGGCAACTTTCCATGCTGTTGTGCCTGTAGTAAAAGGATGTGCTAATTCTTGTGTTAAAGGATCTCCAACTAAAAAATTAAAAAGAACTGCTTTATCTGTTCCATCACCACAATCACTAGCTACTCTTGCATGACCAGCTGAATAATTCCAGTTTAAATATTGTGCTGAACTTGGTCCAGAACTTTGAATATATTGACCTTCTGTAATCCAAGAATAATCTGAAGTTGAATAGGTACTTCCACTTGCCCCACCTGTTCGCCATTGTACATAACAATGAGCACCTGAAGAAGAAGGAGTTAAAAATCCTATAACTCTATACATATCATAAGTTGTAGTAAAACAGTTATCTACTGTTAAAGATGATACAGCAGAAGTAGTTGATGCTTCTCCTATTTTAACTAAATCGTTGTCTTGACCAAAACCCGTAGAGGTCCCACTATTTGTAATTGTACAACCAGAAGGAATGGTAATTGTATCTCCGTTACTACCAATCTCTAATGCTGTTCCTGATTGTGGATCTAGTTTGTCTACGAATAAAGTTCCCATTATATAACCGTTAATGTTCCTGCTACTGTTACTGTTCCAGTGTAATTAACTGGTCCAGCCACAAAAGCATTTTGTGGTGCTGTTATTGTTACGTCTGAAGTAATTGTTGCTAAATTTAAATACATACCGTTAAAGCTTGGGTTAATTGCAGTATGGTCAACGCTACCAGTAGCTGGTGTTTGATAACCTACAGCTGCTCCAATAAATACCACATATGCTGCATCAGATCCTGCTAATGTACTAGATCCGGTAGATAATGTTGTACCACTTGCAGTGTAATCTACATCTGGTTTTTGAACAACGTTATTAACTACGAATCTTACAGAAGAAGAATCAGAAACCGCTTGGTTTAAAGAAAAGCTTTGAGCAGAACCATCACCAGTAATGGTCTGAGTTGCCATTGATTTAAATTCACTTGAACTACTTGGACCTATATACGCCATGACTCTCCTACGTGCTTATACTATCTATATACGATACCCAAACATTTAAACTATTCGCTGTATCAGATTTTGCCTTCAAAACGTCAGTGCTTTGAACTACAATTTTTGCTCCGCCGTCAATTAATTCTATACTAGAACCTTGAGGAATGCTTACATTTTTTACAATGTAAGAATCAGCTGATCCACCACTAGCTGTGCTAGTAATATAAACATCTGCTTGAATTGTTTGTGTTACTATATTTGTTAATCTTATTCCTATTATAGCGTCGTCTGAATTTGCAGTTATTATAGTACGTGGGGTTGTACCAATAGCTACGTCTCCTGATCCATCCGCTGCAACAGCTCTTTCAAAATCTTGTGCCATATATTATCCTTATATCAGAGGGCCACAGCCATTGCAATTACAAATCCTGCGGACGCTCCTGTTGTTGGTTTATCTACAAATGTCAATGCTCCAGAGCCATCTGTTTCTAAAATTTGATTAGCATTTCCATCGGTAGTAGGAAATGCATACTCTGCATTAATGTTAAGAGTTCCTACAGTTTGAACACCAGTTGCTGTTGTTGAAAATTTGTTTGCGTTATCATGATAAAGTGTAACTTCACCATTTGGTTGGGCATATAACATATTTTCACCCGTATTTGATTGAAGTCTAACGTAAGAATTTGATCGTAATAATAAATCTCCTGTTCCTGTATCTTCAATAATACTATTACTTGCATCATGATAAATCTCTAAATCATCTGAGGCACCAAGTTTTATTTTTTTACTATCGGCAAAAGATGCATTACCTCTAAAATTTACATTTCCGTTAAAATCGTTTCCTACATTTTTAACAAAGTTACCCATGTAACCATGGGAAGAACATTGGTAATATAAAATGTTAGGTGTGTTAGAATCTACTACTATTTGTGTATACGCATTTGCACTACCAGGTGTTCCTGATGTAGTTACACCTGTTGTATAAGCTGTTGTTTTATCTGCTTCTAAATAAAATGCTAATGGATGTGTTGAATTACTTGAATCTGATTGATCGAATTTATAATAATATTTTTTACCTGAATCTGCGCCTGTAAATTTAAAAGCTGGTGCTTCCATACCATTTAATAAATAACCACTACTTGATCCTGTACCATTGTAAGGATGGTAAGCTGTTTTAGTAGCTACTGTAACATTTATTAAAATTGGATTAGCACTAGAACCATAAGCTTCAGCTTCAGGTGTAGCTACTTTACCTGCTGGCAAAGTACAAAATACATCTTTAGTTCCTGCCGCAAAACTAACTGCTGCATTACTATTAGAACTAGATATAATTTGTGTTCTTGTAAGTGTAGTTGCTCCAGCGTTTAATGTTCCAACGCCTACTTCCCATTCATCTACTGTTTGATGTGCAATAGTATAGTAGGTAACATTAGACCCACCGATGCCTGCAGCAAAAGTATCAAAACCACTTGACGTACCTCCAAGTGTTACCGCACCTGTACCAGTCGTAGTTGTGACTTCTTTTACACGATCATTAACAATAAATGCCATTGATTACCTACGCTAATTGTATGATAGCTGTTGCTGCTGCCGGGTTCGGAAATTCTATAGTGAAAGTACCAGCTGTTGCTGTTTTATCTCCACCAAAATTTAATACACACACTGCTTTATCACTTTTATCTGTATTGTAAATTAAACAACCACGCGCTGTGATCGTAGCTGCTGACCACGAAACAGCAGATGTAAAATCACAAATTGCAACTGATCCATCTAATGTTGGTGTAGCACTAACTAGAGGTTTTCCTCCAGTAGAATATCCAGTTCCACTAGTACCTACTTGTCCAGATAAACCTGTAGAGTAAGCAGTTGTAGATGCATCTATTGATGCACTATTTGTATACAGTGCTAAGTTAAAAGTATCACCACTTGAAGCGGTGAAGTTATGTGTTCCGACAAGAACTTCTTGTTTAAAACTGTTACATACAGCTGAAGATCCTATTGCCATTATTGTCCTCCTTGAGTTAATTTTTGTGATCCAAGTCCTGGTTGTAATGAAGGTCTAGGTACTCTAAGTACACCAGCTGAATATTCATCACGTTTTCCACGACCCATCTGTTGCGCAGCAACCTCCTGTAAAGCGGTTTCATACGATTGAGTATAAATTTGCAGCATTTCTGCTGGACCCTTTAAGTATTTAAAGGCTTCGATAAGACACCCATATAATAATAATGCGGGTATGTTATCACCAATCCAAGTTGTAGGATTAGCAGAAGTAAGTCTATCTGGTAATTTAGTCATACTAACTTCTACATAAAAAGCTGCACTTGGAGTAGGTACTACGTATACAGTATTATCATCCCATTGTGAATAATATTTTGGGGTTCCTGTAGCTGATCTATCAGGCCAATATTCATTCATATAACTTACATCTTTTCGTTCTAAAAATGTTCTATCTCCAGAACCAGATGCAGGATAAATCATTACACTGTTAATTGTAGAAAATAAAGTAGGAGTAATTCCTGTTGCACCAGGTAAACTTAAAAACCCATTTCCAACTGTAAAGTTGGCATATTGATGAGATGTAAAAACAGGTAAAGCTAAATCTCTTAATATTTTGTTTTCTGTATGTTCTATAAAGTCATTTACTATTGTGGACGTTAAAACGTTATCATCTGTTTCTGTATAATCTCTTATTTGTTGTACTAATTCAGTGTAAGTTGTCATGATGATAATGTAACTGGCCCTGCAAATGCCTGTCCTCCTCCGCCTATAATTGTTGGACCAGAATGAGCTAGTCCACCACTAGGAACACTATAAAAATCTTCATCTATTACAGTTATAGTAAAACCAGTAGCTTGATTTAAATCAACAACAAACTGTTCATCTTGTACATCTCTAAATCTAACCGTATCTCCTGTTGATCTATTATTTCCAGGTTCATAAACTTTTATGTAAGATACACTTGGTTCATGTCTAAACGCGTTAAGTGGTAACAAATTAGTTGTTGGAGGTGCAATACGTGCAGGTCTTGCCCATTGTAACGCCTCTGGATCAGGCGTATGAATTTGTGGTTGAAGTTGCGGAGCCTTAGGTTCATATTCACTTGTATGAACTTTTGCGCCTGTCCATTCAGTTACCATTTCTGTGTAGGGAAATTGTAATCCACTACGATCAGAAATAAATTTAGCATATTTACCGTTAGCGTAAGCCATTTATCCTACCAATCAGTTACGTTAGATCCAACCCAAGTATACTTACCACCTTTTTTAGCAGCTCCCATTCCTTGTGCAGTACCTGTAATATTACCACCATCAGCTAATTTAATTTCTTTTCCACCAAGTTCTTTATTAGTTCCTGTAGGTGCATTTCCTTTTGTAGTTGCAGCTCCAGTATTCATATTAACTTTAGGATCAGCTATTTGACCTCTACCATAATGTCCTATTTTTTTAGTAGAAGCTTCTCTAGTATTAGCTACTTTACTATAATGTTGATTACCCATTATTCCTCCTTTTTACATTCACAGTTTCCACAAGTGCATTCTCCACCGCAGCATGAGCCGCCGTTACTACAATGACATTCATGGTCACAATGTTTACATATTGGCATATTTCCCCCTATGGTATGTATGCTTGCGCCGGTTTAATTCTGAAAGAAACTCTTTCCCTATCAGTATCTGCCGCACGATCAAATTCTTCATCGTATATTTGTTTTAACATTGGCACCATTGCTGGTGCTCTTTTTAAAGCTATATAATACGCTAATCCTGCAGTTAAACAAGGAAGAAAATAGAAAGGTACATCGGCATAATTACCATATGAACCAGCATCTTGTATTCTTCCAATATAAAAATATTTAAATATAAAGTCAGAACTAGGGCTTGGATACATAAATAAAGCCATAGGATGTTCAGGTCTACCATAATTAGTACCGGCCCCTGTTTTTACTGTTCCTTGAATTAAAGCAAATTGAACTGGTCTTCCATCACCAGAGGCAGATTGTTCTTTACGAGAAAGGTCCATGTAATCAGTTGTAGAAATTTTAGTCATTGCCACATCTGTTGTAGAACTATCTCCAGATAAATCAGCTGAAGCTCCATCTGAAGCACCTGTAGTTGTTATCGTTGCATCTAATATATCTACAACATTTTGTGGAACGTTATAGTAATTTAAACCAGCAGTCAAAGTTTGCGTTTCATAAGCAATAGTCCATAAATTTAAACCACGTGTTGCCCAATCAGCAAACATTAAGTTTAAAGATCTTTTTGCTGTTTTTAAATCATAACCTCCAAGAACTTCAAGTCCACATCTTTCATATGCTTCTTCGATAATTTCTTCAATTTGAAGATTAAATGTTGTAGTGCCTGAATAAGCCATCTAACCTCCTAGTAGTTTTTAACCCATTCGCAAAGTAAAGTGTATGTTTCACCACTACTAGCTGCGCCTGGAACAACTACATCAATATCACCTGAATAGTTTGTTTCTTTTGGATTACCAATGCCTCCTATAGTGCTAAAATCATATGTATCATCATAATTTAAAGATAATAAAGGTGTTTGAGTTCCTGATGTTAAATCCCATTGAAGTTGCACGGGAGCAGTTACTCCTGCTGAAACGTTAAACCAAACTTTACTTAGTGTAACTGTTGTGCAAGTCTGTCCTTTATTGTTAGTATTTAAAGTTGAAACATCTACTATTTTCGTTGTTCCACCTGTTCCGTCAGAGACGTTTATATAACTTGTAATAAGTTTTCTTTCTCCGTCGAATAATGTTCTTGTTGTTACGGTATCTACCATTTTATTAATTCCCCTTTTACAAGGGTGGGGCCATTACTCCCCACCCACGGTTATATTTGTTTAACTATAGCTTACGTTTCTGTTTTGCGCAGCCATAATGTAGTCAATTGTAGTGACTTTAGTGCCAGTAGTATCACCAGAAACACTCATAGCCATCACTTTCATGTTAGCTGTTGGAATGTTTGTGGTAGATGAACCAACCAAATTTCTGTTTATGTAAAATTGAACTTTGTTTAAGCTTGTTCCTTTTGTAGCAACAAGACCTAAAGTTACATAAGTGTCATTTTCCATTGTTGATTTTGTGGTATCAGCAAACTCTACTAAAGTTTGAGTTCCACCAGATTCAGTAGTTCCTTTTACAATGGCAGTGCCATCAACTTTTACAAAACCAATAACGTTTTGTGATAACAAAGCGCTTTCTGGATTTGTAGTAAATGCTTCTGTAAAACCAATTAAGAAATCAGTTTGTGTAGCATCTGATATTTTTGCTCTAGTTTCAAAATAAAGTTTATCAC